TCAGATGAGGTCGTCAGTGACGGCGTTGGCAGCGGCTGGCTTGTATTGCGCCGACCAGGTCTTTGCCGGACTCATGCCCTTGGTCTTGCTGGGCTCTTCGCCGGTCCACTTGATTGCAAGCGTGCCGCCGGTGAGCGTGTCGCCAGCGCTGACTCCTGCGACGCGCAAAGCCTCTTTGACAGCGCTGAGCTGGAAGCCCTTAGCGAAGAATCGAGTCTCGTCGCCGGTGTCGGGATCGGTGCCGCTGAAGACGAACTGCCACACGGGGTCGCCGTTGGGCCACGTCTTGAGTTCGCCTGTGACGAAGTCGGTCACCTGTCGTTTCTCAACGTCGGTGATGACGATACGGCGCACGTCGCCGATGGCGTCCCACTTTGCTGATGCTCCACCTGATCGGGTGAGTTCACTGATGATGTCTGTCATGGTGCTGTCCTGCTTTCTGTGTTTGTTACGCAGCGATTGCTGCGTCGATGTCGCCCGTGATGCGCACGCCGTCGGTCTCCCACATGGGGATGAGCGAGCCGGCGTTCAGCGCCCGTGCGAGGTGTCCGAGACGCATGGCCTCAGAGATAGTGAGCGTGCCGATGGCATCGCCAAGGTCTTGCCCTGGCTGCAACTCTTCGCCGATGGCGATCGAGATCAATGCTCGAGCAAGGTCGTCGTCGGCGTGATCGGCAAACGCGATCAGTGAGCTGGCGATATTGAAGCGGCGCTCGGTCTTCTTGCCGCCGGGGCCAGTCATGTTGACGGGCCGGTTCGCATCCTTCGCCGCTTGCATCATTGCGCCAAGCCAGGTGCGACCTTCGACGGTGAGCTTGCGCGCGTGCTTGTTGACGCTCTGAGTCTCAGGAGTGCCGACTTCGCCACCTTCGTCGGGCGCACCACGTCGGGCCGGTGCAGCCTGGCGACGCTCGACAAGCACTTCGCCTGGCTTCGGGTCGGGAAAGGCTGCGCCGACCTCTGTCTCGATCATGGCCACTGCCTGCTCGATCGGCTCGGCGAGATGGTTGGCGATTGGCTTGCCACTGCCGAGCGTGGGAATGCCTTCGGGCCATGAGTTGCGAATGAGCTGCGAGTGCCCTGAATCGATCAGCGACTTGAGTCGCACCGTCATCCACGCGCGCCACTCGTCGTCGACGTTGCCGTCAGCGGCGGCAAGGATCTTTTCGGCTGCTGCGATCTGCTTGGTGCGTGTCACCACGTCGACCTCGACGGTGATCGGTGACAGCACCTTTGCCTTGCGCATCTGTCGCACCGCAATCGCGAGCTCGAGCGCTTCAGCACCGACGGCGAGATCCAGCCAGTGAAGATCGCAGACGCCACTGCCTGGCTGCACATGGATGATGACGCCGTGCAGCTTTGACACCTCGGGCATCGGTTCGCGTGTGTCTTCGCTGCCGTCTGCCGCTGCGCCTTGGTTGTAGAGAGCGTCAGCGTTGGCGTAGATCGACAGCTGAATGGCGAAGGCCAGTGCTCCGAGCAGCGATGAGCCGGTCTTGTAATCAGCAACGAAGCGCTGGCCGGTTTCGTCTTCGACGAGAAGATCAAAGGTGCCGGCGATCTGGTGCTTGTCCTGGACAATCATGCGTTCGGAGTAGCCGTCCACAACGCGCAAGCGGGCGGACGCCAGCGCATCGTGGACGGCTTGTATGTCGCTGCCGTAGGGGTCCGGCGCGACAAAGGTGGGGTCAATGAACGAGCGCTCGAGCATTCCGTGCACAGCAGTGCCGAGGTCACGACGTACCGTGGCTCCCCCTTGCTCAGCAGCTCGTTCGCAGATCCCGTCGAGGGCTTTCTTGTCGGTGTCGGGAGTTGTCGACACCAGGGCGACAAGGTCGGGACGTTGTGCGAGGCCAATGGCCACCATGCGCTTGCCCCAGTTGAGCAGACCGCCCGAGTCTTCGATTCCCTTGGCGATGGTGGTGGCGCGCGTGTACCCGATCGCCTTCGCACCGCCTTCGGGCAGGACGACGTAGCGTCCCCAGCGATCACGTCGAGTTGTCTGTTGTGTGAGTTCGCTGAGTTCAGTCATGCCCGTGTCCTTTGTGAGTGTTCAGTGCTGATCAAAAAGTGAGGTAAGCGATCTGCGTTGTGCGCGATGAGCAAGTCGCCCGTAATCATCAAGATCGAACTCGTCGCCTACAGCCGTGATGGCGTCGGTGATCGAAACGTGAGTCACGCCGGTTGCTGTGCTGTGTCGACGTGAGCGGTTGTATTCGGCGTTCGCTTCGGTGCAGTGTTCGCATCGGCAGCCGGCGATGTATTTGCCGCGTGTGCCGTGCTTGGCTTTGTTCGGGATGATTTCCCGACGCTTGCGCTCTTCGGTGATCTCTTTGCCAGCGATGCCTGCCCAGATGCCGTAGCGCTCAGGGTTGCGACTGATCCACTCGAGGCAACTGTCGATCACTGGGCAGGTCGCGCAGATTGCTTTCGCACGTTCCACGCCTTGCCAGTCGCCACGCACTGGAAACATCACGTCGGTGAGTCCCTTGCACGCTGCTCGATCAGACCAGTGGCTCACGTCGGACCACTTGCGCGCAGCTGCACGTTTTCGTCGATCTGGTGACTGATTACTTGCTGCAGGTTGGCGATTTCAAACGCGCAACCTTGCAGCGCTTCCTTCGCGTGAATAAACAGTTCTCGATCGACCACGTCGTCGAAGACGGCAGCGTCAAGTCGGTCGCAAAGGTTGTCTAGGCGTGTCTGATTCATTACTTGTCTCCGATCATTGCCATTAGGGTGGTGAAGGCTTCGCCGGTCATGGCGACATACCAATCAGCAGGGCTGGTTTTGCGTGTGCGCTTGAACCACACAACGCCGAAGCGGCGACCGCCGTTGCCTGCCTGGTCGTTCGCTCGATCGATCCAGTGCGACAGTTGGCCGGAGTAGCTCGAGTAGTTCTTCACGTCGATGCTCGGCCATTCGATGATCGGCACAAACAGATCGCCACGGTCGTCAGTTGCGCCGGCAGGGATGCGTTGCGCGCGCACGCCAATGCTGGCGAGGTAGTCGACGACGGCACGCTCAGCGTCTGAGCCTTTGCGTTTCTGTGGGTTAGTCACAGCACACCGCCACTGATCAGCCAGACCCAAAGCATCACCATGAAGACGATGCAAAAGACTGCGACCATTGCAAGCCAGTCGGACTTCATCGCTTGACCGGCCATGCGAAGATGCCGACCGCTGCAGCTGCACACAATGCAACCAGGGCGATCATCGGGCCGAGAAGATCAGACTGCGCTATCGCTTCGACTGGTGCCGGCAGCAATGCAAAGCCGACGACGAGTGCGCTGAACTGCAGCGTCTGTTTCAGCGTTGAGCGCTTCACGCTGCACCGTCCGGCGTTGACGCGATCCACGCGTGTGTTGGGTGAGTCAGTTGTGCGCAGCGGTGGCGTTGGATCTCGTTCAGACGTTGCTCGGCAGTGCCGAAGGCAGCGACAAGTCCGCATCGGGGACAGCGAACGATGGTCATGCCGCACGCTTTGGGGTCGTGATGTGGCGGTGAATGATACCTGAGTTGCTCGGGTTGTGCCTCATGGGTGTGACAAGGTAAGCCCGAAGCCCCAGATAGTCAAGGACCCTCTCAGAGTGCCTCTGATAGCCCCCTATCTGGCCCGTAGAGCGCCTGCCAATATCGTCGCCGGTAGTTGCGCCACAACGCAGAAGATCCCCCGCCGTGGCCTATTGGCACTAGCGGGGGATCTTCGCAGACCGGCTCAGTTAGGTGTTGCGGGCTCAGCCCTTGAAGGTCTGATCGCTTCCATTCGCAGCAGCAGGGGACTGCGTGATCGAGCCGGGGATCTTGCTCAGATGTCTGAGCCAGGAGGAACCGTCGCAGTCACTGGCAGCGTGAGCAGCGAGGTGCTGCCCTTGTCGCCGATGCCAGCCGAAGCGATCGAGCTCAGAAGACTCAGCACGCCAGCGGTGGCGGCGGTGCCGGCGATGGCTTGCCAGTCGGCGGTGAACCAGTCGAAGGTCGTCGCAGCGATGACGGCGATGAGCGCCTGGGCGACTGTCTTGATCGCGCGCTCGGCGGCTGACTTCCAGAAGGTGGCGGTGAACATGGTCATGGCTCCTGTGTTGATTGGGTGAGAACGGTGAAGGGTTCGCAGACCGAGGTTGAGTGCAGCGCAGCTGATCGCAGCGCCATCTCGACTCGAGCTTCGGGGTCGCCGCTGGTCGAGGCCAGCGAACCGAGGGCGAAGTGATCGCCACAGCCGATGGCTTCGTAGCCAAGGGCAGAGCGGCCGACGTGGTAGTCCTCGTCGATGCAGTAGAGCGCTCCCCGATAGCCGACCAGGAACACTCCCCCGCTGTCTTCGTTGTCGCTGCTCTTGGCGAAGCCTCCGTGGTGGAAGAGCTTGCGGCAGGCGTCGACGAAGACGGTGCACATGTGGCTCATGTCGTCGTCGACCATTTGCTTCGGCACCTTGAGTCGGTACTGCAGCAGCTGGCCCATGCGGAATGAGTCGCAGTAGCCGATCAGATACTCGCCGACGGTGAAGACCTTCGGCTCGGTGTAACGGGTGATGCGGGTGTCTTCGACTGCAGCGGCGTCGCCGCCGATGGTGACGGTGCCGTCATGCTCGAGGCCGACGATGCAGGTCACGACTCACGCTTCCAGAGGTAGGCGTTGCGAAGGTGCACGACCATCCACACGCAAGCGAGGACGGTAAAGGCGGGCCGCGGTTGAGGTCCGATTGTTGAGTAGACGAGAAAAGGCACGCCGGTCAGTGATGCGGTCAGGCACCAGCCCCACCAGATGCGACGCTCGATGACGAGAGCGTAGACGCCGAGGCCAACCAGGTCGCAGGCGAGTATCAGCCACGTCCATGCCTGCTCACTCATCGTCGAGTTCGTCGAGGAAAGCGACCAGCGAGTCTTCCATTGCTTCGTCGCTGGCGTCAGCCCACACGGCGTAGAGGCAGTCGGCGTAGCCAGCGAGGTCGACGATCGAGTCACGCACCATGTCGGCGGTGAACTGCTGATCGAGTGCGTTGCCGATGCGCGAGAGCTTGACGCTCAGCATGAAAGCGACAGCCTCAGGCACGCTGAGAGTGACGCCAGTGATCGCTTCAAAGATCTCAGCGGTGCGGCCGTAGTCGATGCTTGGGTGGTTGTAGAGAGCACCACGATTGCCGTGCACGAGGCGATCGGCTTCGGCGGTGACAGAGTCCCAGAGCGGGCCCGGTTGAGTGTCCACGATTGCCTCCCTGCAGGCGGTGGTCAGTAGATGTGAGAGGTGAACTTGGCGAGGCTGACGCCTTCGTAGCGCCGGCACAGATAGTCGAGGCTGACAAACATGGGGTCGTAACTGCCGTCTTCGACCTGGTGCTTGACGATGAGGCCACGCCAGTGAGCGTTGCCCTGCGGGCCTTTGTAATCCTCGTCATGCAGATAGCAAGCGCCGGCGATGAGACCGTGATGGCTTCGACTAGCGACGAACCTGATGGCGTAGTCGAGTGTCTGCTGGTGGCCCATCGTGAAGGTGTGGCCGATCTGTTTCAGTCGACCTGCCGCTGCGCCGCCCAGCGGGCGGCCACTCATCGGCTGGACATAGACATGGCAGTAGCCGACACCATCGATGAACACTGGCTCGAGGTAGCGATGCACCTTCCAGCCGTGCGCTTCGTAGTTCAGGTCATCGGTGGAGATGAGGCCGTGCAGCTTGGGGTCATCGTTCGTCGCCCGGTTGATGCGGTCCTCATGGTTGCCGAGCGTCAGATGCAGCTCGGGCTTGTAGAGCTTGTCCTTCACCTTGCGCTGGTGATCGTTGAAGCGCTCAAGCGGTGCGCACAGAATGTCGAAGGCTTCGTTGGCTGCTTCGATGTCATCGTTGTATCGGCGACCCTCGAAAGATCGCTTGCCGATGTCATAACTGCTGAGGCTTGGCATGTCGGCATGGTCGCCAAGGTGGACGATCACGTCGGGCTTGCGCTCAATGATGTAGGCACCGATCCACTCGAGGTGGTTGGTTGGCACTCCTGGCTTGGCTTGCGTGTCAGGAATGACCAGGTGCGTGCGCGTTGAATCAGACATGCAGTCGCCCGTCTGTGGAGGGAAAGAACTACCAGCGACGCTTGCCGCGATGGTGCACAGCCTCATGGCGGTGCAGCTCGTCGGTGACAGCGTCGAAGCGAACGTCGACCTTGGCGTCGACGGCACGAACATCGCCGCCGATCTGTTTCACGTCGCCGATCAGTTCGTCGAAGCGTTCGTTGTTTGAGCGCAGATTCTGGTCGTGCTGGTCACGGTTCTCGGTGCGCAGTTTCACTACCTGCACAACGAGTGTGGTGATGGCACCAAGCACAAGTGTGATGCCGGTGAGGATTGCGACCCACTCGGCAGCGCCGAAGCCGGGACTGTCGCTGATGGCCGTCGAGGCTTGGGCGAGCATGGCACTAACTGCGACCGGCGTTGATATCTGACCAAGCACTCCAGCCGCCGCCAGGGGTGATCTGATGAGATTGCCAGAGACCGCCCGCAGCGGTGACTGTTACTCGCAAGCGACCGTCGCCGAGCTTCTCAGCAAAAAGGTTAGAGCCGGCGATGCCGCCCATGACTTCGACCCATGGCCCAACCTTGCCGCCAGGCTTTGAGGCCCAAGCGTGGACCGCTTGACCGCCAGAGGTAAGAGCGAACCATTCCTCGCGACCGTCGGTGTTGATGAGTTTGAACATGTCAGCCTCGCTAGATTCGGTGGGCGTTGGTGCCGGTGGGGTTGGTTGGCCGACGATCGCTTCGACAAGAAGCTGATCGAGAGCTGCACGATCGGGATGGCGTGACCATGCGTCTGAGCGATCCCATGGTTGAACATCGCCGTGGCAGAACAGACCGGGACGGTTGAGTGCGTCGGTGCCGATCCATTGAGCGTTCGCTGCTGGATCGATTCCGAGGAATCCCCACAGGGCACGAATGGCTTCGCCTGCTCGAGCGATCATTGCTTGAGTGTTGGCATCGTCGGGGCTGAGATC